ATTCTAGCTCGCACTCGTAAGAAAGTTGCAAAGGCAGAACAATCTCTACGTTCTGCTAAACGTCACGCAGAAAATACTAAAAGTAAACTGTTAACTATTGATAAAGCATTAACAGGCAAAGACACACAACTACTTACTGAGGACATAATCGAGAGTGCTCCTAAAAATGTACAAGAGCATATCAACCAGCAAGAAGTAATCTTTAAACCTAACTCAGGTCCACAGACAGAATTTCTTGCATCTTCTGAAAGAGAAGTATTTTATGGTGGAGCAAGAGGTGGCGGTAAATCATATGCGATGCTAGTAGACCCACTTCGATACTGCTCTAAAGCAAATCACCGAGCACTCCTAGTAAGACGGACAATGCCAGAGTTAAGAGACTTAATACAAAAGTCTCAGTTATTATACTCGAAAGCATTTCCTGGAGCAAAATGGAGAGAACAAGAAAAAGAGTGGAGATTCCCTTCGGGGGCAAAGATAGAGTTTGGTTACGCAGAAAACATGACAGATGCGTTAAGATACCAAGGTCAATCTTACACGTGGATAGGAATAGACGAACTTCCACAATATCCTTCACCCGACATATATAATTTTTTAAGATCTTCTTTAAGATCCGTTGATAAGGATATACCTGTCTACATGAGAGCAACAGGTAATCCAGGTAACGTAGGATCACAATGGGTTCGAGAAATGTTTGTTGAACCTAGTGAACCAAATACTGCGTTTGATGTAGGGATTGATACGCCTAATGGTAAGAAGTATATTACCAGAAGATTTATTCCAGCAAAGCTACAAGACAATCCTTATTTGATGCAGACAGATGATTATTATATCATGCTTGCATCTTTACCTGAAGTACAACGTAAACAATTCTTAGATGGAGATTGGGATGCATATGAAGATTCAGCTTTTCCAGAATTTAGTAAAGCAACCCATGTGGTCGAGCCTTTTGAAATACCTAGAGGCTGGTACAAATTTCGTGCTGCTGACTGGGGTTATTCTTCTCCTGCTTGCGTTCTATGGTTTGCTATTGACTATAATAATAATATCTGGATTTATAGAGAATTGTATACTAAGAAAGTAACAGCAGATGTTTTTGCAAGACAAGTAATAAGTTTAGAAAGAGATGAGTATATTCATTATGGTGTATTAGATGTTAGTACATGGGCAAAGAGAGGTGATGTAGGTCCAAGTATTGCAGAGACAATGATACAGAATGGATGTAGATGGAGACCATCAGATAGATCACCTAAAAGTAGAATTAATGGTAAGTTAGAAGTTCATAAAAGATTAAAAGTAAATGATACAGAACCTGGTATAAGAATCTTTTCTAATTGTAAAAATTTAATCAGAACATTATCAACATTACCAACAGACGACAAAAACCCTGAAGACGTAGATACAAACGCAGAAGATCATGCATATGATGCATTAAGATATGGATGTATGAGTAGACCAACACATCCTAAGTTTAGAAATAGATTTAATCCATCAATGCAAAATACGTTTGAA